GACATGCCTTCTGATGTCTTTAGTACTTGGATTAAAGACACAACTAAAATAACCCGTAAATAATAATGGAGAAACGATGATGGCTAATGAAGCAATGGTAAAAAAACCAGTAGCTAATACTTCTGTCGCTTTATTTGGAGATGATCTAGATAAAGGTTTTGAAAATATGACGCAACAAGATCTTGCGTTACCTTTCATCAGAATATTAGGACAGCTATCACCACAGGTAACTGAAGGTGATGCTAAATTCGTATCAGGTGCTAAACCTGGTATGATCTATAATACAGTAACAAGCGAACTGTATGATGGAAAAAAAGGTATCAAGGTAATATCTTGTTACTATAAGAAAGACTTCACTGAGTGGAGTGATAGAGGGGAAGGATCAGCAGCTCCGATTGCTAATCACTTACCTAATAGTCCTGTAATAGCTACAGGTAAAAGAGAAGGATCTAAAGTTAGATTACCTAACGGTAACTACCTTGAAGAAACTGCTTCTTACTATGTAATGGTAGAAACTAAATCTGGTGGATTTACACCGGCTTTAATTACCATGAAGTCAACTCAGTTGAATGTAAGCAAGAAATGGAACGCAATGATGAAAACTGTTCAGATAGCTGACGGTAAAGGCGGATTTGCAGTTCCACCAATGCACGGTGTTGTGTACAATTTAACTTCTGCCCTACAAAAGAATGATAAAGGTAGCTGGTATGGTTGGACAGTAACACAAGATAGAATTTTAGACACAAATGATAAATCTTTGTATTTAAGTGCAAAAGGTTTTTCAGGTGATGTTAAAAAAGGATCTGTGCAAACAAAAGCTGATGTAGAAGAGAGAGTAAACGAGAACGTACCGTTCTAGTTTATAATTAAATAGGAGCCCAGCAATGGGCTCCTCAAAATTGGTAAAGGTATGAAAGAAAAATTTAAAGAAATATTTACTGGCTTTCAAACAGCGTATGGTCAGTATCAAAAAGGAGAACGTGGTGAAAACGGAAAACAAAAAGGCAAAGCGTATATTGTTAGAAAAGAAGTCATTGATAAACTTTGGGAAGATCATCTTAATGGTGTTGATCCCGCTCTTGGTATTATTCCTATTAATGAAGATAACAACTGCAAGTGGGGTTGTATTGATGTTGATCAGTATAATCTTAATCATGTTGAGTTAATAAAAAGAATAAGAAATTTAAAATTACCTTTAATAGTATTCAGATCTAAATCTGGAGGCGCACATATATTTTTATTTACGAAAGAATTTGTTACTGCATCTTTAATGCAAACAACATTAAAGAAGATAGCAGATGGATTAGGATTTCAAGGTGTTGAGATATTTCCGAAACAAACGGAAATACTTGTGGAACGTGGGGACACAGGTAATTTTTTAAATCTTCCCTACCATAACCAAACAAAAGGATTAAGATATGCGTTTGACGATAATGGCGCCGCTATGTCACTTGAGGAATTTTATAAGCTCTATGATATTTACGCGCAAAGCAAAGAAGAAGTTGAGAAAATCGAAATCAAAGAAACGAAGATAGAAGAAGTATTTAAAGATGGGCCACCATGTTTAAATAGATTAGCTAAAGATGGTTTTGGCGAAGGATCTAGGAATAATGCATTGTTTAACGTTGCCATATATTTTAAACAATCTAGTCCGGACACTTGGCAAGATAAAGTTGTTGAAGCTAATTTAAAATACATGAGCCCACCTTTAAGTAATAGTGAGGTACAACAGTTATTAAAATCAATTGGCAAAAAAGGTTACGACAAATACAGATGTAAACTTCCACCTATTGTGGATGTTTGTAATGCATCTTTATGTAGAACCAAAAAGTTTGGTATTGGTGGTGATGAAGAAATTATGCCTAAACTTGGTAATCTAACAAAGTATAATTCTAATCCACCACAATATTTTTTAGATATAGGTGAAGAAGAAAAAGAAGAAAATAAAAAACAAAAAAGAATTGAATTAAAGGCTGAACAATTAGCTAGTCCAGCTTTATTCTCATTAGCTATATTAGAAAAAGCAGATTTATTGGTACCAAAATTAAAAGAAAAAGATTGGAGAGAATTTTATTTAAAACCACTTGTTGATAAATTGCAAGTAGTTGAACCATTAGAATCTTTAAACCCAATCAATCAAATAACATCTTTATTACAAGATTGGACTACTAATAGACAGAATGCAAGAACCATGGATGATATATTTAATAAGCTTCCATATACAGATGATAAAAGAGAATTCACATATTTTAGAATGGAAGATTTTTTTAATTTTTGTAAAAAGAATCATTGGGAAATGGACAAAGCAAAAACTGGTAATTTAATTAAACAGTTAAAAGATAAAGGAATATTTGTATCTGAAGTTAGAATGAAAGTTAAAGGTCAAGAACCTAGATTAGTTAAGATTAAGACTATGAAGAAGATAGAAGCTTCTGTGTCTCAAGTTAAATATCAGGAACAACATTTTTAATGGGAAAGGTACATACTAATTGGTATTTAAGATATAAAAAAAGAATTGAATTTTTAGAAGATAAAAATAGAAGATTATTTATTAGAAACTCTTTTTTGGAAAGGAAATTAAAAAAATATGAAAACAATAATACTAGGTCCACCAGGAACAGGAAAGACAACAACGTTGTTAAATTTGGTAGACGAATTTATAAAACAGGGAGTTAAACCAAAAGAGATTGGTTATTTCTCTTTTACAAAAAAAGCAGCTATAGAAGCAGCAACAAGAGCTTCTGAGAAGTTTGGATTAAGTGTTGAACATGATTTAACTTATTTTAGAACATTACATTCATTTGCATTTAGATTGTTAGGTATGACTAAAGATAAAATGATGGGTAAAGAAGATTATAGAGAATTTGGTGTAAGATGTAATATTCCAATTAAAACAGCATATTATTCAGATGATGATGGTATATTTAATTCAGATAATGAATACTTAACTATCATTAATACAGCTAGGGTTAAGAAAATGGATTTATTAGAATATTATGATTCAAGAAGAAACTTATTAGATATAGAAAGAGATGTATTGTTTTTATTAGATCAAGAACTTAAAAAATATAAAGCAGAAAAAGGATTAAAAGATTTTACAGATTTATTAGAAGAATTTATTCAACAAGATAAAGCTCCAAAATTTAAAGTATTGTTTATAGATGAAGCACAAGATTTATCTTATTTACAATGGGAAATGGTTAGATCTATATGGAATAAGTCAGAAAAAACTTATATTGCAGGGGATGATGATCAAGCTATATTTAGGTGGGCTGGGGCTGATATAGACCACTTTATAACGTTAAAAGATGAGGTAGATGAGATTAAGACCCTTAATCAATCTTATCGTATTCCAGGAGGTCCTATACACGAATTATCTCAAAAGATTATATCTAGAGTTAATAATAGATATGAAAAAGACTATAAACCACGCCAAGAAACAGGTTTATTAAAGTATTATACGGATATTACACAAGTAGATATGTCGCAGGGAGAATGGCTAGTATTAGCTTCAGCAAATCATTTTTTAAATGATGTTAAAGAGTTATGTGAATTACAAGGTTGGTATTATCAATATAAAGGAATTAATTCATTATCTTTAGAATTATTATTAGCTTTAAGTAATTGGGAAGATTTTAGAGGTAATAAAGAATTAAATTATCTACAAATTAAGAACATATATAAATATTTAGGTGCTAATGTAACACCTGGTTATAGAGATGCAAAAACATTAAAAGCAGAAGAAAAATATACAATAAAGGATTGTATGCAAAATCATGGTTTACTTAATAATAAAGTATGGTATGAATCATTTGAAGGTGTTGATACGATTACAGAGAACTATATTCGTAACATGAGGGCTAATGGTGAGAAGATAAATAAAACTCCAAGAATTCTTATGTCTACAATTCACGGCGCTAAAGGTGGCGAACGCGAAAAAGTTTTAGTTTTATTAGATCTTACAACAGCAGCAATTAAACAGAGTGATGAAGATCCAGATGATTTGCATAGATTGTTTTACACAGCTTTTACAAGAGCTAAACAAGAATTGCATATTGTGGATCCAAGAGATTTCAATAAGGCGTATGTGATATGATGTTACAGAATGGGGTGAAAAGAGACAGTCTAAAGGAGAGTGGTAGCTTCTTGCAAGAGCGTAGTTGGTTCGGGTTCTTTTTAACTCCATGTTTTTTCATTTTACCCGTTAAACCAACAACTACCACAATAAACTTAACAGGAGAAGAGTATGACAAATAAAACATTTTATAAACAGGTGGGTGGTAAACATTATAAGACAATGAAAATACAGCCATCAGTTTTTATTAATGAAAATAATTTACCGTTCGCAGAGGGTAATGCAATTAAATATATCTGTAGACACAGATTAAAAGGTAAAAAAGAAGATATATTAAAAGCAATTCATTATTTAGAAATGATAGTAGAAAGAGATTATAAATGACACGAACAACTCAACCACCATTATTTGTTCCACAAACGGAATGGGTAGTACCAGAAGAATTAAAAGATTTAAAAGGTCATAAAGAAATAGCTATAGACTTAGAGACATGTGATCCGGATTTACT